TACAATTCCGTTGAGCAGGGAGTAGAATGCTAAAGAACTAATAGTAACATAGTCAGGTGGCGTTTTGGAAAGCGCGGCACCTTCCAGGGTTGAGACTAACAGCTAATGGCACTCAGAATGATAAAGCTGAAGCAGGTTCGATTCCTGCCCTGACTACACGTTCTGGTTTTATCACCAGATAGTATACCCAATATGATGAGAAACGGGGTGATATCCGTATGGGGTGATGATAAGCCAAAGCTTATTTAGATTGACTAATCTGCTTGAAAGGGAAGATCCATGTAACCCACTTAGTCTGACGGCTTGGAAAGACAGCACACCCTTGGGTGTTAATTTGGAAACTTAAAAATTATGAGTAAAAAGTACACAATCGAATTATCTGAAGAACAAATGAGATTAGTCGCTCAATGCCTTGAAGACGTTTCTCGTTTCGCTGCTGGTCAATGGGAATTACAGAACACTGTTGAGGCAATGATAAAAGGACTTCCTTTTGTTGAGCAAATTCAAAGACGAGATAACGCTGAGGAGCATTTAAGAAGAGCTAAAAGAGTTCTTCTCCCTGACTTTGTAGACAATGAAAGTTATGGATACAACAGCACCGAGTTCATTGGTAACTGCTATCAAGTTTACAGAACGATACTGTATCAATTAGCAATGGATAACGATTGGAATAATGTGTATTCATATCCTGCTCTGGCAAGTGGTACTATGGGAACAATTAAAATTAAAAAATATGGCGAAGATAATAATTGAATTTGGAGAAGACGAAATAAATGATGCTCGTGTAGCAATAGACGGACACAAGTATAAACAACTTATTTGGGAACTAGACCAAAAACTACGTAGCGTCCACAAACATGGAGCCGCATTACAAGGTAATGGTGAAGCAACTGAAGAGGAAATGGATGTCTGCTATCGCCTAAGAGATGTTATTAGAGAAATGTTACAAGAAGATAACTTAACAATAGAATAAATATATGGGATCAATTATTTTTTGGGTTGCTATGGTAGTAACACATGCGGTTAACGCTAGAGTATGGAAAGACGAACCAAAATCATTTTGGTATAAACTATCTTGGTTTTTTATCGGATGGTCTGTTTTAGGTACTATTTACGCTATTAGCGAGTATGTATCGCACTAAAATTACGTTAGATAAGGCGTTGTCTTTAGCGGAATCCGGTGAGATTATCATCGCTAGTACGCTAGACAATGCTGGTTTCCACCCGCTAGCAGGCGAGTGGTACTCCAACTATCTCGCATTAAAATCTAAAGCACGCAATGTGCAAGTAGATCGCATCTTTAATTATTTTCATACATTATACTCAATTGAAGTACCAATTGAAATAGATGATGATACCAAAGAATGGATTTATTTGTTTGGTGTACAAAACACTGATATCCAATCTCGTACCAAAGATAACATAGAATATATCTATATTCTTACTAACCCGGGTTATCCGGATTTGGTTAAAATTGGTATGACCGAACGCGATCCTTCTACACGTGCTAAGTATGTTAACGGTGCGGGTGTGTTAACCGAGTGGGTACCTAAATTTGCGTTACCGGTTACTAAAGGTTCGGCTTATAAAATTGAGCAACAAATGCATAAAATATATGCTGCTCAAAGAGTTGATTCTGACCAAGGACACGAACGTGAATTCTTTAAATTATCATCACTAACCGCTTTTGATAAACTACGGGAGATTGGTGCTTTACACCAAGTTGGTGATCCGATAGTATATTAGTATATACGTATTAAAGTGCGAGGAATGGGCCCCATATGCGGGTCCTTTCTTAGTCCTTAGATATTTATTACCATGATTAAACTAACCGAGTTACTTAAAGAATTAAATCTAGATGAATTAGAACTTCGTTCTGGTGATTTATATGTAGATGATATGAAGACCTATTATACGTTTCTAGAGGATTTTAATCTAGACCCGGATGATATTGATGTATATGTTGATAATTTTGATCCTACTATACTTAGAAAGAAAATTTTATCTGAGGAAGGTCAGTATCAATTTATAATGCCTGCTGAATATACTGGTACATTGTACTTAGCTAATTCTGAGGGTACAAATTTGGAGAGTTATGTTATAGGTACTATGGATGTTAATCTTATTTCTGTGAGTAATAAAAGTGGGAGACCTTTTAAAATTACGGGGGCTGAGATATATTTAGCATATGTTACTGAGCCATGGAGAGATAAGGGGTTTGGGTATAAAATGTATACTATGCTTTTAAATAAGTACGGGAATGTATTTTCAGATAGCATATTATATGAGGGTAGTTTAGCCATATGGGTTAAGAAATTAGCGCCTTTAGGCGCGAAATCCGGTAATTTTTTCGGCGCTCAAGTAGGTGGCATAATAGTGCCCATGTCTGCGGATGATGTAAGTAATCGCGATGTTTTAAAAGATGTTGGTTTAGATCACCTTATTGTATCTGTTGATCCACCACAAGTACTATTGGATATTAAACGAAAACTTGCGGGTTTATCATTGAGTGATGGTGATTATGGTGTGTTTGAGCCTTCAATGAAAATAAAAGTTAACCAATTTCAAGATATAGTAGACGAATCTGCATCTATAGGTGAGATAATAGATCAAGCAAATTTATACCAGGTACTAGGAACATCAGGAGATGATCAATACTCAACTATAGTAGTGGCCCTACAGGATGCTATGGTGATTGTACGTGAAACAGACGATGATGTGGAAATGGAATTAATTTAAACTTTTCTTAAAAGTCTCTTGGAAGAGACGTGCCCCCGCAAGATTTTGGTCGTATATTTATGTCATAATTAAAAACAATAAAGGTTATGAGCACAATTACAATTTTAGTTTTGGTTTTGTTTGTAGTTTTGACACGAATCGTTAAAATTGCTAAGAACAAAGGAAACACGGATATCGTTACTGAGGTTATTGAAGTAGGTGATCACCTATTTAAATCAGTAGTATTATACGGAGTAATTATGTTTATTATTTCCTTAATTTAAAATATAAGGTGGGGTGGACTGGAGATGGTTCCAGCTTGGTCTCATAAGCCAAACGACGCAGGTTCGAGTCCTGCTCCCGCAACAATGCTCAAGTGGCGAAAGCGAAGTTTCCATGGGAACCCGATAGTAGACGCTAGATTTTCTAGCTTGAAAAAGCGTGTAGGTGCAAGTCCTACCTTGAGCACAAACCGCGCCCTTAGCTCATTAGGTTAGAGCAACTGACTCATAATCAGTAGGTACCTGGTTCGATCCCAGGAGGGCGCACTAAATTTTATTATTATGATGATATTAACAGTTGTTTTATTAATTGAAACATTTTTGTCAATTACTTATCTTTACACTCTGAATAAACGATTAGAGCATTTAGAGGAAGAAATGGATAGGTTAAAAATACAAAATATTAAACGATTATTAAAAGGATAAATTAACGGCTAAGTGCCGTTTTTTCTTTTTCTTATATATTTATATATATGGATATAAAGAAGATATTTGAATTGTTTGATCCTGAAGATAAAGGGGAAATTGCTGCTTATATTGATTTATCCGAGCACCCTATAGTTTATATGGGTATGTTTAAGAAATTAATCCATAATTATGAAACATTCAGTGAACAACTAATTCAGTTTTTTAATAGTTCTAATGAAAATTTAGATACGGATGACGTAAAGAGGGCTGGAGAGAGTATGGTATATAATAGGGCATTTGAGCATCTAGAAAAATTAGATTTAGGAAACCCAGTTCATGTCGAATGTATAGAAGAATATTCTGACCCTGTATTTTTTAGGGCATTAAGTAAAAGTCTTAAATATTTTGAAGGGGTCGAAGAATATGAAAAATGTATATTAATTCAAAAAATCTTAAATTTCTTTTAAGGATAATTTGGCGTCCATTTAATTCTCTCTTATATTGGGATTACGGGTTTTGAGAGTAAGGGAAAAAGGGATGTGAGACGTAGGAACACGTGATATAAAACATTAAAAATTAATAATATGAAAAATAAAAACAACGTTTTACACCAACTAGATAAACTAGATAGCATTGCTAACCAACTGGGATTCATAGTTAAACAACAACAACCTTTAGAAACATATGTAGAGGGACTTGAAAAACTGAAGGAAATAATTGAGCAAACCCGCTTATTTGTTGAATCAGAACCTACAATGTATAATTAATATGAAATTAACAGCCGAACAAATCCAGAATAATTGGATGGATTTAGAAGAAACAATCAAAGTATTTATTAGTGAGCCACGTCGCTCACAATTACTTGATCTATATTCTAAGCATTCAGAGCGTATTATGATGATGCCTGCGTCATACAAGAAAGAATACCACAATGCATTTCCAGGGGGCTACGTTGATCACATATTACGAGTAGTAGACTGTGCTCTTAAACTAAATGATGTATGGGTAAGTATGGGGGTAGACGCTTCTACATATACTAAAGAAGAATTAGTATTTGCAGCCCTAAATCATGACTTAGGTAAAATAGGTGATGAAGAACATGAGTCATACATCCCTCAAACTGATCAATGGCGTAAGGATAAATTAGGTGAAGATTATACCTTTAACAACAAATTACCATTCGCCTCAGTACCTGATAGAGGGTTATTTTTACTCCAGTCTAACGGTATTCCGTATTCATTTAATGAGATGATTGCTATTCAAACCCACGATGGTTTATATGATGATGGTAATAAGAAATACTTAATGGCTTGGACACCCGAACAACGTCCTCGCACAGCATTACCTTTCATCATTCACCAGGCTGATCTAATGGCATCTCGTATTGAGTTTGAACGTGAATGGTTACCTAAATTTAAAGCAGGCAAATCTACCAAACCAGAAAATTTTGCACTTACCGAAAAGAAAACAACTAAACCTACAATTAAAACTAAAACATTATCTAATGTCCAAAGTGAAGGTTTAATGAATTTACTAAATGATTTATGATAACATTATCTATAATATTAGGAGTATTGGTCGTAATTTTAGGATTTACGACCTTTAATCTTCTTAAAAAAACTGAAAAACAAGAAGACATGATGGTATCCCAAAATGAGATTCTTGTTTCATACCAGGTCTACTTAAATAAATTATCAGACATAGTTGAATTATCAGATAAAAAATTAAAAGAAATAGACCATAAAGGATCATTTGAATCAGATGACGAAATTGGCTTCTTCTTCCAATCAGTAAAACAACTCCAAGAAACACTAAATGTGTTTAAAATTAAGAATTTATGATCGAGGTGAAAGAAAAGAAAAACACTCAGTACTTTACACAACATACTGAGGATGCTATAGTAGAATACAACAATACTACAGATTTTGAGTTGAAGGATAAGATATACCGTGAACGTATTCACTATGCTTTCTTTAAATTAACCGAAAACATAATCCATACTTTTAAATTCTATTACACTGAAGTAGACAACATCCAGGATTTACAACATGAAGTAATAACATTTTTACTTTCCAAAATACATCTATTTAACCCAGAAAAAGGAGCAAAAGCATTTTCATACTTCGGTACTATTGCTAAACGTTATTTAATTATTACTAATACTAAAAATTATAAAAAACGAGTAGACAAAGCACCTATTGAGGAAATTGAATCAAATGAACAATTTTCATATCGCATAGATGAAGGATCATCACATGATAAATTATCTAATTTTATAGATGAATATGTAATCCATTGTACTACAAATATTTATACTTTATTTCCTAAAGAAACTGATGCTCAAATAGCGGATGCAATATTGGAATTATTTCGTAAACGTGAAAATATAGATGTATTTAATAAAAAAGCGCTGTATATATACATTCGTGAAATTATTGATGCTAAAACGCCTAAAATTACTAAGATAGCTAATAAGTTATATGATATATTTAAACAACACTATTATTTTTATCTAGAAAACGGGTATACAAATTTCTGATATTCATATTTATAAATAAAACATTATGAATGGATTGGACAATGTTGTGTTTGGTAAGAAGAAATTTTCTGATATATTAGAGGAAATTTATACCAACCAACAAAAAAAAGACAGACAAATATCTGCCTTAGTATCTGAGTTAAAGCCGCTTGTTGAAAGTATAGGTGATGCTACTCTTATTGTTCCTTTAATCAAAGAATACTTAGAAATAGGTGTTAAAAATGATGAACAACTAATTAAGATGGCTACTATTATTCAACGCATTATGAATAACTCAGCAGGCGAAGGCAGTGGGTTTGGCATCTCAGACGAAGAAAAAGCACAATTGTTAGCTGAAATAGATAAAATTAAAAGCGAAGAATAATGGTTAACATTCAATACGGTTCAATAGGTAATGTACAGAATAACCTTAACCCAAACCCTTCATCTATAGCAAATCTGGGAAATGGAAACTTTAACATTACCCCAGTCCGTGTTTTAGATATAATATTAGATAAAGGTGATAGAGGTTTTAATAAGTATGGGGAATGGAATAGTATTGGGGCTATATATTATGAACTTACTTCTGCCCCACAAAGTAATATTCCTAACTCTGAACCAATAGATAGAGTAGCTTACCCACTATTTCCTAATATTAAACAATACCCTTTAATAAACGAGTTAACATATTTAATAACTCTACCCGGAGGTAATCTAACAGAAAATCCTAACTCATTAATATCATATTATTTTCCCCCAATAAACGCTTGGAATAGCCAGCACCATAACGCTGTTCCTGTTATTTCTACTATATCACCTAATCAAAGCCAAGACTACCCCCAAGTTGGATCAGGTTCATATAGACGAGTAACAGATAATAGTACTGAAATATTTTTAGGAAAAACATTTGAAGAAAAAATAGATATTTATCCTTTATTACCATATGAAGGGGACACAATATACGAAGGTAGATGGGGTAATTCATTTCGTTTAGGTTCAACAGTTAAAAATGCTAAAACTGCAAACGAGTGGTCATCTGTAGGCATTAATGGAGATCCCATTACTATTTTAAGAAACGGACAGGCCTCTAGCCCTAGAGAACCATGGATACCACGTCTAGAAGAAATTAATAATGATGCTTCTTCTATTTACTTAACATCAACACAGCAACTCCCATTATTCCCAGCTAATGTAAATAATTCTTCATTCTCTAAATCAACTCCTCCTACCAATGTAGGACAATATGAAGGAAACCAAATCATACTCAACTCAGGCAGATTAGTATTTAATGCTAAATTTGATTCAATATTAGCCTTAGCTAATAAATCAATTCAATTATCATGTGGTGAAACTTTAGGAGTAAATGCTAAACAAATATCATTAACAGCTGAAAAAGTTTATTTAGGCTCATCTGAAGGAATAGAAGACACTAAAATACAATCTGTGGTTTTAGGTGATAATCTAAATGATGTATTAAAACAAATGTCAACATTCTTAGCTACCCTTAGTATAGCTTTTAAAACAGCTACATATAAAGTTCAAACTCCAATTGGACCTACTAATGTGCCTATAACTTCTTTAAACGCTATAGCAGATGACGCTGAAACTTTAAGTAATGATATAGCAAATATAGTAGCAGCTAAAAATTTATTATCTAAAACAGTCAAAACCGTTTAATTATGGCTAATCAATTTAAAGGACAAGTTTTCACTACATCCGGAGATAAATTAGAAAGTGTAAAAGTTACCATAACTGGAACCGGTGTAGAAACAACCACAACCGAAACAGATGCAAATGGGAATTGGGTAGCTACTATTGAAGCAGATGTTGACCCAAAAAATATAACTGTTAGCTTTTCTAAACCCGGTCTAGAAACTACCTCAATTAAAAACCCCCAACAAACAAGCACTCTATCGGGCTATATTGACCCTGTAAAAGGAGGTATACTAGACTTAGCAGGGAAATACCCATCAGGTAAATGGAAAGTATCCTCATTACCCCAAGATATACAGGATACTATTAATAAAGAAGTTGAAGATGCTTATAATTTTGCTAAAGCAAATCAAGGTAACTTTGTATTAGAAATAGAATCATCCGAATCTAGAGTACCTAATAATGATAACGAAGGAACAGGTAGAAATTTTGATGAACCTGGTTCATTAGCTAAAGCTCGGGCATTAGATTTAGAAAAATATGTAAACGATAAAATTAATGCTCTCTATGCTAGTGAATTAAATGCTACATTTCAAAAACCTATAGTTATACTAGCTAAAATAGATAATGTAGGAGGTGGGCCTTGGGATAAAATAGACGCTAATGCTAAAAAATATACTGATTATCAATATACCCGACTTAAAGCTAACCTCATTAACCCATGTAAATGGATAAATATACAAAATACAACCCAAGCTGGAGAATTTAACCCTATCCCGGGTATTGGAGCACCTAACATAGAATTAGACGCAGCAGTTGCCCCAGATGTATTTATAATAAGAAGTAAAACACCTAATGGAACTTATATTGAAAAACAAACTCCAACATTTATCCAACGTCCTGATACTGTAGCTGATCCTATAAGTTGGGGAATATTAGCATATATGTCTGATATAGCTAATAACTCATTAAATAGATATATTTCCCCACTTCAAAAAAGAACAATAGATATTAACACAGCTGTAAGATATATTTCTGAAGGATATTCTCAAGATAGATCTAATACATTTTCTAATAATATTATTCAATTATTTAATAAGAAAAATATTAACATACCTCTCAATGCTACCTTTGAATTTAGAGAAAGCCAGCTCCCAATTGGACTTAAAGCCTATTTCCCAAATGGTGAAGTAACATATTACGTTGTAGATCGTTCTTACTATAAATTCCCATTAACCCAAAATGGAATAACAGGAGACTTTGAAATAAAAGCTATTGGAGGTACATTTGCTGGTGGATCAGCTTTCCTATATAGAATGTGTAAATAATATTTATTTAATTAAACTTTCAATTTGACATGGAGTAAAATAAATAAATTCTTTTTCACTCGTATAAATAAAAAATCTAGAGATTTTAAACCAATTATCTCCTTCTAACTCAATATAGAGAGTATTAGTTTGATACAATTCTAATAATTTACCTTGGTATCTTTTAAAAATACAATTTGTAAAATAATTATATGAAGCATCACTATTACCCCAAACTGAAACTATCGAATCTGTATTAAACATATTATAGTAATCAACTTTACATGTATCAATTTGTGAGGAACCATTTGAGTATAACCCAAAAACTAAAAATATACTTGTGATCAGTTTTTTCATAACCTTTATTTTATACTATAAATATACGACACATCTTTTACATATCCAACCAAACCCTACATTTTTTACATATTTATTGTAAATAATCAAACATGAGTACATCTATATATAAAGTTAGTGACGGGAGTACAATTACGTTTAAAAAACGTGGCCCTGAACTATATGCTGTACTCTCCACCCCAAGTGGGCAGATTATCAATGGTCCTTCAAGAATGACCAATACTGAGGCATCAGCTGCTAGAGAAATATTATTAGCTAATAACATAGTTGATCCTAATAATGGTGAACCATTACCTTATACTGTTGAAGGTTCACAAGACTCATCTGTAGAAAATTCTAAAGGAAATAACTTTGTTTATGAGATTTCTAGAAAGACAATGAACGAAGTAGCAGATGAAACTGCTTTAAATACAGCTAAAGTTAATGAAGAAGTAGCATCTCAAAATAATAAAGTGTTAGAATCAACATTAGAATCTGAACTACCACCAGATGTCAGATTTATTAACTTTCTTAATAGTCAAAAGTCAACTGTTAAAAGAAGATTAATTCCATTTGTTATAGGTTTAATAACACCATTTGCCCCCCAAATTATTCCCTTAATAGTTTCTAATCTAGGTATAAGTGGTGATTCAACAGTAGATTCAATTAAGTCATCTGCTGCTGACAAAAAAGCAGCAGCCCAAGGAGCACTCTCATCTGCTGAAGATTCAGCTGCCGCTGCTAAAGAATCAGCTAAAGACCCAGCAACACAAAAAGCAGCTGCTTTATTTATATTAGGACAACTCCCTAAAGAACAATTAATTGAGATGATTAATTGTCCTTCATCGGTTAAAATCCAATCAACATTAAAACAACGTAACCAACTAGTAGCCCAAATAAATGGCATATATAAAAGCATCACAACATTATCTGATAGCTTACAGGTATTTACTTTAATAAATAGAACATTAGAACTAGCATTGACAGCAATAGCACTAGTGCCATTCCCTGTACCTGTAAATGTAATACTTAAAACAGTTGAATTCCAAAACTTCTCTAATGCTAACTCTGGAAAAATAAACAGCCTAGTCATATCCACAGCTCAATATGGAGTATTTTTAGGAATAATTTTGAAATTTTTAAACATGTTGGATATTATATTACAATTTTGTGCTGAAGATCAAAATATGGATTTTGAACAAATTAATAATGAAATTAATGCTTTAGCTAACCCAACAGTAGCTGCTACACAAGGACCTGATAATACTTATAAAGGATTTACTTTAGGAGTTAAAATTGATGAAACAAATGAAAGTAAATATATTAGACGATATGCTGTTGCTCAAAACAAACAAGGAGTAGACGTATTAAGAACAGAGTCTTCATTCGCCTCTGACCCAGCAGTACTAGTATCCCAATTAAAATTCATAATAGACACAAATCCTAATATAACAGCTGAATAATCAAATATTTATAATCATATGAAAATCGACGGACTAAAAAAATTAATTAAAGAAGCAGTACGTGAAGCAATTCAAGAAGAATTAAAAGATATTCT